GGCTTCGTCATCGGCGGCGGCTCGTCTCGCGGCACCCTGCCGGAAGGCTTCGCGTCCGCGAAGATGTCCGGTCAGTTCCTGCTCACCGACACCGCGTTCCTCAACTACTCGCTCGACCAAACCGAGCTGTCGGTTGAAATCGTGATGACGCGCGGCAATGGCCTTGGGTCGGCGGGCAATGAGTCCTTGTCCATCCTGATGCCCAACGGCAAGTTCCCCGTCCAGACCCCTGGCATCTCCGGGCCGAAGGGCGTGGTCATCGACCTTGAGTTCGAGGCTTACCGCTCCGGCACCACCGAGCCCATGACGGCTGTTCTCACGAACTCCGTCAGCACCGTCTGGGGCGTTGGCGATTCCGGCGGCGGCAGCGCTCCTGTGACCGGCACCAAGCCGCGCATGGGTGTCGGCGCGGCCGTGCTGCAGTCCAACGCAGCGGGCGTTCAAGCACTGTTCGAAGCGCTCACCGAAATCTCTTCGGCATCCGCCGGCGCCAAGATTGCAGGCAGCAGCGGCAGCCCGCTGTCTCTCAGCCCGTCCGGAACCAACTACGGCTGGTTCGCCTGCTTGGCCTCGGCGGCACCTTCGGGCGTCACGTTCAATACCAGCCTTGGCGCGGAAGGCTGGGATGGCGCGGGCCTGGCCGGCCAGTACGGCGGGGCTCCGGTGATTCCGTCCACGGCAGCGCTGACCTACACCGATGGTTCGGGCAACAACTGGAAAATCTTCCGGCAATCGCTCTATGGCGTCCCGGTTTCCTTCTGGACCACCTAAGAGCCCGCCGCCATGCCGCAGCTTTCCACAAAGCTCACATTCCCGGCAAATCCCGCGCTCAAGCTGATTGATGCGTTCAACGCCAATCGGCTGGGCGGGGCGCCCATTCACTGCCCTGACGCCACTACGCTGGAAACCTGGCGGGCGGCCGAGGCGCAGAACGTCGTCGACGGGCTGCCGATTTGGGCCACTGGTCAGTGGATTATCGTCGCCACCGACCCGCCGGGCACGGTGCGGGTGTGGGATGGCACGTCGGCGTTCACGACGCAGACGATGGGCGGGGGCGCCGGGGCGCATGTCATCACGCTGACACCCAATGACGCAGCGGCGGCGGATGCCAACCTGGCGGCGCTGCAGGTGGCGGCAGCGCTGCAGAAGCCCGTCTACGCCATTGTGCCCGGCACTTATTACTTGACGCCCGGCGCGACGTTTGCCCATGCCTGCCACATTGACGCCACGGGCGTGACGTTCATTCGCAAGGCGGCCACCCAGGCGCCGGGCGCCTATCTCGTGACGCTCAGCGCCGAAGGGGTGCATGTCGTTGGCGGCACTTGGGACGGAAACCTGGCGGGGAATCCCACTGCGGAGGCGAAGATTGCGGATGGCGGCATCGCCGTTCGCGCCGCGCAATGCGTAGTCCGAGATGCGCGAATCAAGGACTTTCGTGGCTTTGGCATCAACGGCCGGTATTGTTCGGACTCCAAGCTGATTGGAAACCGTATTTCCGGCTGCCGAGAAGCCGGCATTATGGTGTATTCGGGCTCGGAAGATGAGCCTCTGGAAGCCTGCGAAATCATCGGCAATCGGGTCGATATGACGGCGGCTTTCACGCCTCAAAATCTTTCGTCCGTTGGCATTTGGGTGTACCGCGAAGACCCGGCGGGACACGCTCTGGATTTGCCTGGCCGTTACAGTGTGGTGGCGCTGAACCGAGTAATTGGGCCGAAGCGCAAGCCAAACGGGGATTTATTATGGGATTTCCCGCAGTGCATCAGCATTCGAAACAATGATGTGTTGGTGCTGGGCAATCGTACAATCAACGGCGCCCAGGGCTGCTCTGAGGGCGGCTCACGGTCCGTTATATCGCATAACTGGTTTATTAACCCCTGCGGGCTGCTTGGCTGGGGGGTTGAGGCGTTTGATACCTGCATCGTAACGGACAACATCATCCGCGGCGCTCACGTTGGGATTACCCTGTTGGCCCCAGGCCAGATGGCGCAGGGGACTGCGAAAGGCATGATTCGCGGAAACCGCGTCATGGCGAGTTATTACGGCATCACAACATCAAATCCGGACACACTAATTGAGGGCAATGACATTCATTGCGTGACGCCACACGCGGATGTGCAAACTCTGTCCCGCTTCGCTGGTGTGGCTGTCTCGGGGCGCTTCCAGGCCGCCCCGCCGTCGAATGTGTACAACGATGCGCGCAATCTAATCGTCCGTAATAACCGGTTTTTCAATGAACGGGATACCAGCGGCTCGTTTGAAGCCGTCGCCGTACAGTATCGCGTGTTCAATGAGACCTTTACGTTTGGGACGATGCAAGAGCGGATGCTGGTCGAAGGCAATCAGCTAGAGCACTTTCAAAGGCTTTTTGTGATTCATGACGAATACTCCACGCCGCCTGTCACGCCGTTCGTGCTGGATAATGTCCAGTTAATAAATAATCGGGCAACGGGTAACTGCGCGGACTGGCGAAAGGTGTCCCTGCGGGCGACTATCAATCCGGCGCATTTCACGTTTGGCAGGAATATCCGCAGTATTGGCAACGTCGGGCCGGACGGGGTCGCCAACCGTGACATCCTGGACCAAGGCGCAAATCAGTGGATGTTCAGTTCCGAAAGCGTAAAAAGCCCGGATGGCGTGGCGGATTACGCAGCAGGTCCCGGCTCGCTGTTCGTGACCAAGACGGGCCGCATGTGGGTCAAGCAGTTCGGCAGCGGCTCGCGGGGCTGGCGGCGGGCGAATCTGTCGGTACCGCCCGGCTTCGATACCGACCCAGATGCGATATTTGAGACCATCGACGAACTGCCGCAAGAGATTGCATATGCCCGCGCCGGCACTGCCGCCGTGGTCGATTGGGAAGGCGTAACCCGCACCGCGGCGCCCAACGAGGCGCGGTTCAAGGGCGTCACCCGCGTTTACAACACGCTGCCGTCGGGTATCGACATTTCCGCGTCAGCGCCGAATGTTGGCTACACCAACAGCACCAGGGTCAGTTCTGACACCATTGCGTGGGGCGAGGGTTACGCCCAGGTTTTCTGGGGCGGCAACTACCTGGAGGACGGGGTGCTGCGTCCCGGCGCGGACGGCCAAGTGGTTGTGTTCTCGGTACAATTGAAAGCACCTGACGCGGCAAACGTGGGCAAGACGGTGCAGTTGGGGCTTAACGCTAACTTGGGCGCCGATGCGGTCAAGACGGTGACGCTGACCGCCGACTGGAAGCGCTATGCCATAGTGTTGACTCCCACTGGCGGGTCGACTTACGCGGTGCCGCTCATCCAGAGCAATGGAACAACCTCGACTGCTGTAAGTATCCGGCGAGCGCAATTCGAAGTCGTGACTGGCCAAGCGAGTACAGCCCCGAGCTTTGAAGTTGTTACGACCAATGCTCGCCGGGCGCAGTATTTCCGGCATCGCCCGGCAAACACGATTGACGGAAACCTCGCGACGGGAACCGGCATTGTGACGGAATCCGTGGGCGTCGAAAACACTGGCGCGGTGGGTCTGCTGATAGATTCCGCGAGCGAGTCGGCCATCATCTCTGGGGCCAACTTCGCGGCGTTTGGCCTTCAGTCCTCAACCATGTTCACCATGGTCGTCACCTGCCAGCAACCCGGCACGCCCACCAATGCCGTGGCGCTGAGCATGAGCGACGGCACCATGAACAATCGGATTACGGTCCGAATGACCAGTTCCACCAATGTGGAAGTCGTCATCCAGTTGGGCGGCGCCAACGTCGCGTCAGTCTCCCGCACCGTCACCGCCGCGGCAGTGCTGAAAATCGGCGTCTCGATTGTGCAGGGCGGCAACGTCAAAGTCTGCGTCAACGGCGGCGCGGTGGCGACATCCGCATCTGCGACCTCGGGTCTACTGGCGACGCTGAACCAGGCCCGGCTGGGCCACAACCCGGATGGCACGGGCACCTGGGGCGGAATCATCAAGGGCGTGAATCTGCACCTGAATACTACGGAACCGACCGACGCCCAGATGCAGGCGATTACCACGTAACGACGCCGCCCATTCCATAACGGCCTGACCTGACATGCCGGGGCGGCACCCTTAATGCCGGCGTCAGGTCGCCGGGTAAAGCAATAGACGACAGGAGTAACGACTATGGCTGACGCCAAAAACACGAACATCTACAACACCGATGTTCACGGCCTGATTCGCCGGATGGACCGCTTCATGGTGGAAATCTTTAAGGCGGCCAGCGGCAACATCTCGCACACTTCGGGTGCCGACACGACCCGCGCCAAAAGCTACATCAAGGCCGTGCGCTCGTACCTGGATTGGATGACTTCGCAGCCCGCGCTTGACTTGCCCGAGACTGCGCCGCGGCCGATTCAGATTCCGCCGGTCCCGTCCATCCCGCTGATTGAAAACGAAAGCCTTTTCGACTTGGCGACCTTGTTTGAACTGGCTCGTGAGGAGCTGGCAAACAGCCAGTCCGCCCGCCAGCCGACCGGCATCAGCACCCATGATGAAGTCCGGGTTAAAGCCCTGCTCGATAAGGCCGAACAGTTCATCGACAACTACATCAGTGTGATTGACCCGCTGGACCTGCCCGAAACCGCGCCGAACGCACCCATGGCGCCGGCCGGCAAGATGGGCACCTAAGACCAACTGGGCGGGCCTCGGTCCGCCCTTCCCTTCCACGCATTCAGGAGCGTGACCATGTTCAAAATTTCGAGAGAACCCCTCAAGGTCTGGTGGCCCGTCACCGTGCGGATGCCCGCTGAAGACGGCACCGAACTGACCTTCGACATCCGCCTGCAGTACACCGTCCCGGTGGTGCTCAAGGACGTGCCGAGCGGCGAGAAAGTCGCCGACCGCATCATCGACTGGGATGGCATCGTCGACGAAGCCGGTTCGCCCATGCCGTTCAATGCCGAAAACCTCGAAGCGGCCATGAGCCATGAGTTCCTGAGCCGCGCGGCTTTCCGCGGGCTGATGGAAATCTACAACGGGGAGCACGTCCGAAAAAACTAATCGACGCCATCCGCTGGATTTATTCAAAGGGTGGCCTCGCGTATTGCAAGACGGCCTGCGGCGACATCTCAAGACCGTGCGGTGTCTGCGAAAGACCCGAACTGCACCCGGACAATGCGGACCCTGTCCGGCTGTTCCTGGCCTGCGGGACGCAGATCCGGGCTGGGTTTGCCGGGCCGATAGGGCTGGATTACCTGGGCGTTGAGTCCGCAGCCCGGATGATGGGCCTCGATATGACGCCCGAACTCTTCGCTGCCATCCGTGCCGCCGAAAGCGAATGGCTAGACATCACGAACGAACATCGGCGCCAAAATTAGGAGACATCCATGGCAGTCCAGTATTCAACCGCCCTTCGCACCACCCGCATGACTTCCGTGGTCACCGCCATTGACGCGGGCGCGGGCGCGGGACTCATCAACGTCTATTCCGGGTCCGTCCCGACCAACCCGGCGGCAGCCCTGGGCGGCGCCACGCTACTCGCGACGCTGACGTGCTCCGACCCCTGCGGCACGGTCACCAACGGCGTGCTGACCTTCAGCGCCATCACCCAGGATTCCAGCGCGGATGCCAGCGGCACGCCGACGTTCGCTCGAATCACCGATTCGACCGGTTCGGTGGTGCTGCAGGTGTCGGCTGGCGTCGGCTCGGGTGATATCAACTTTGGTGCCGCGCTGGTGTCTGGGCAGCCCGTCCAGATTACGTCGTTCACCCTCACCGATGGCAGCGCGTAATGTCCGCCTACCGCAACCGGGTCGGCGTTTCCGTTTCCGGCACGCCTGGCACCGGGACCATTACGCTCGGGCCCGCGCTCACCAAGTACCAGTCCCTGGCCACCGCCTATGGCGCCAACGCTACCGTGGACGCGCTACTGGTCGATGGCGATGCCTGGGGCATTGAGCGGGACTGCGCGTACAACCACGCCGGGGGTCAACTGGCCAGGGGCGTGCATGAGTCATCTAGCACCGGGGCTCAACTCAGCCTGACCAGCGCGGCCAAGGTCTATGTGACACTGACCGCTGCAGTGCTACAGGGCGCAACGGCCAACGGCCGGACTCTGGCCCGGTTCACGCCGCGTGACAATCAGCCACCGGCATCGGCATTTGCCACGCTCGACACCCGCAATGGCGTCCTGGTCCTGGATTTTGACGATACCGCAGTCGAGGCGGCGGTATTCGTCGGCGTGATCCCGGAAGGGGCCACGCTCACAGCGGGCCTGCAGGTCCGCATCTCGTGGATGGCGACCACTGCCACCTCTGGTAGCGTCCGCTGGGGCGTCCAGTGGGAGCGTGCCGGCACCGACCTGGACGCGAATTCGTTCGAAAGCGCGACCGAGGACCACTCGACCACATCCGGCACGTCCGGCATCGAGACCGTAACCACAATCACTTCAACCGCCATCGATGGGCTCACGCCCGGCGACCGTTTCCGGCTGTGGATTTACCGGGACGTGAGCGACACCACAAATGACACGATGGTGGGTGACGCCGAACTGGTATCGGTCGAAGTCCGACAGGTGGCGTAATGGCTTACACCCTGGCCGCGTCCAGTTCGCAGTCCTTGACTGGCACCTATAGCCCGATCAGCACGTTCGGACCGCTGACGATGGCAATCTGGGCGAAAGGCGCGGCCTTGGACAGTCGCAGCCTGCTTGTTCTGCGGTCCTCGACAAATTCGGGCTCCGCTTGCGCGTTTTATACCGGCTCGGCGGCAGGCGGATTTCCAGCGTCCGCTCCCCGGTGGATGGTCCGGGAAAACAACAGCCCAGACACTGGGTGGATCAACATCTCGGGCGGCACAGCGTTCGATAACACCTGGCACCACATCTGCGGCACATGGGACGGCACGACGGCTACACTGTATTTGGATGGAACCACCGTAGCCGTAGCATCCCCTACGCCGCTGACAACTTCGACGCTGGATTCAATCGGGATTGGCGCACAGCACCGTTCGGGCGCCGCCCCGCCAAACCTGTTTTTTGATGGGTCGCTGGCCGAGGCGGCAATCTGGACCGGCCCACTCTCCCAGGCGGAGGTCACCGCGCTCGCCAAGGGTGTCTCGGCGCCGGCCGTACGGGCGCAAGGACTGGTGTTCCACGCGCCGCTGATCCGTGCCGCTCATGACATCGAAGGCGGCCGGGTTTTGACCAACAATAACGGCGCAACCGTATCCGCCCATCCGAGGCTGTACCTATGAGCGAATTCTTTCATATCGGCACCTTCGAGCGGCGGGAAATCGACGCCGCGCTTTATGCCGGTTGGCAGGCCGCCGGCAATCCCAAGGCCGCCGTCTGGGCGCCCGTTCCGGCGATGCCGCCTCACGACCCGGAGACGCACGACGTAACCTGGGGCGATGGCACTTGGGTTGTGACACCCAAACCGCCGCCGCCCGTGCCGGAATCCGTGACCCGCTTCCAGGCCCGCACCTGGATATTCATCCGCGGCGTGGACCTGGGTCTGTGGGCGACGGAAGACGAAATGAACGCCTTCATGGTTGGCGCCATTTCGGCGCAACCGGGGCTCACCGACATCCAGCGGGAGGTGGCCAAGATCAAGTGGAAGGAGGCTGGCGCCATCGAGCGCTTCGATCCGCTGGTTGCCGCGTTGGCGCCCATCCTGAACTTGCCGGATCAGGCGGCTATTGACCAGGCGCTGCGGGAGGCCGCCACCCTATGATTGGCTTCGACGCCATTGCCGCAGGTGCCATTGCCGACATCCCGGAAGAGTCCGGAGGCGCGGCAGCGCAAGGCGTCGCCGCTGTCACCGACACCCGCGACACCGCGGCAGCGTCCGGCCGGATTGTCGTCCAGGGCAGCGCGGCCGCCACCGACACCAGGGACGCCGCATCCGCTGCCGGCCGCATCATCATCCAAGGCGCGGCTGCCGCTACCGATTCTCGTGACCTGGCCGCAGGCAATGGTGGCGCCGCAGCCCTTGGCGTGGCCGCCGCGACTGACCCCAGGGACACCGCAACCGCCAGCGGTCGGATCATCGTCCAAGGCACCGCAGGCGTCACGGATACCCGCGACACCGCCGCCGGCTCAGGCCAGGGCACCATCGCTGGAACGTCAACGGTCGTTGATATCCGCGACGCGGCCGCCGCCATCGGCCGGGTGACATTCCTCGGGTCCGCAGCCATCACCGACCGCCGCGACGTGGCCATGGCCGTGAGTGTCATTGCCCGCCCGCCCGTGCTGCACACCGGGCCGCGGAAGCCTGCCAAACTCAAGACCGGAACCCGCTATGGCTGACCGTTACATCATCGGCGACACCATCCAAATCTGGCTGACCGTGGCGACCCCGGAAGGCGTCGCATCCGACCCGGCCGGGTTGACGCTCATCGTCCGGGCGCCCAGCGGCGTGGAAACGTCCTACGCCTACGGCACGGCGCCGCAAGTCATCCGCGATGCCGCGGGCAGCTTCCATGCCGACATTCCGGCCGCCTTGGTGGGCCCATGGTCCTGGCGGTGGGAGACCGGCGGGACATTGCCCAGCGTCGAAGAGGGCAGCGTGATGGTCTACGGCAGCGGCGTAATCTGAGGAACCCGGCATGGCGGAAAACCTGAAGCTAGCGCTCAAAATCAGCATCGACGGTGCCGGGCAGGTTCGTTCCACGCTTCAGGGCGTCTCGGGCGACATCAAGCAGGTGCACGCCTCGGCATCCGTGCTGACGAACAGCGCGGCGGCGATGAAGTCGGCGCTGACCGGCATCGGCGGTGCCCTGGCCGGCATCGGCGTGGCGGGCCTGGCCCGGCAGTACACTGACCTCGCCATCCAGCAGGACCGACTGCGCAACATCATGGCGGCGGGAACGGGAGGCGTCGAAGCCGGCGCCCGCGCCATGGCGACCGCCCGCGATATCGCCAACCGCTACGGCCTGGAGCTGGTGTCGACTGCCGAAGCCTATGGCAAGTTGGCGGCATCCGCCCGCGGCACGGCACTGGAAGGCGAGCAGACCGCCCGAATCTTTGCGTCCATCGCCAAGGCATCCGCCAACCTCTCACTGACCACCGACGAATCCGCGGGCGCCCTGACTGCCATCAGCCAGATGATGAGCAAGGGCAAGGTCAGCGCCGAGGAACTGCGCGGCCAATTGGGCGAGCGCTTGCCCGGCGCGTTCCAGGTCGCCGCCCGCGCCATGGGCGTCACCACGGCCGAACTGGACGAGATGCTCAAGAAGGGCGAAGTGGTGGCCGCCGACTTCCTGCCGCGATTTGCCGCCGAACTTGACCGCACCTTTTCGAAGGACCGCTTTGATGGCGCGGTGGCCGAAATCAACCGGCTCAAGAATTCGTGGCTGGAACTGCAGAACGTCTTCGTCGATTCCGGCTGGGTCGCCAATATCGCGCAAGGGCTGACCGAGCGCCTGCAGTTTATCCGCGACCTGGTGGAGGACATCAAGCCGGGCGGCAAAGAGCCCGCGGACAAAGCCGCCTGGCAGTACATGGGCGACCTGCAAAAGCGCCTGGACAACGCCATGGCGGGCAAGGGCACGATGCAGGACGTGGCGCCCGCGCCGGCTGCACTGCCGAAAACCCTGCCGGCCGGCGTGGTGCCGGTCAAAGCCAAGACGACGGAAAGCATCGAAGCCCGCGGCAGCCAGTACGATGCCGCATTCGCCGCCGCGACGGAAAAATACCGGCTGCCCGCCGGACTGCTGAAGGCGGTAGCCTGGCAGGAGTCCAAATTCAACCCGGCCGCCAAGTCCTACGCGGGCGCCCAGGGCATGATGCAATTCATGCCGGGCACGGCTCAGCGCTTCGGCCTGCGCAATCCCTTCGACCCGCTGGCATCCATCGACGCTTCGGGTCGGTACTTCGAGAAGCTGTTTGGGATGTACCGGGGCGACCCGGACCAGATTGTTAAAGCGCTTGCGAGTTACAACGCGGGCGAGGGCAACGTCCAGAAGTTCGGCATCAACCGGGTGCTGTCGCCGACCTGGGCCAAGGGCCAGACGCGGGATTACGTTGCCAAAATCACCGGCAAGATGGGCGACTACGCGGGCGACACGGGCGGCTTGCTGGCCGGCACGGTCGACCTGGGTGCCTTCGATGCCGAACTGAAAGAGGCTGAGGCGCAATTTAAGGAAACGCTGGCGCGGATGACATCCGCGGCCGAGGCGTCGTCCGCCGGCTGGCAAGAGACCATTCAGACCCAGGCCGCCGGCCTGGATGCCTGGCTGCAGGCCGGCAAAATCGAACGCGAGCTTGCCCTGCAGGGCAAAGAAGGCGGCGACCGTGTGCGGCAACTCATCGCCAACGCCAAGGATGAAGCGGCGGAATTGACCGCGGCGGCCGAAGCGCGGGCGCGGATTCAGAACGCCGAAATCACGGTTCAGCAAAACCTGCTCCAGGCGCGGATTGCGGGCTACCAGAAGGAGCGGGCGCACCTACAGGAAACGGGCGCGGCCAAGTCCGAAATGATGGCGGTGGACCGGCAAATCGCCGAATCCCAGGGTGAACTGGCCCGGCTGGATGAATCCCGGCAGCGCATCGCCATCGAGACCGCATCCACCATTGCCGAGGCGCGGGCCACCGAGGCGCAGTCCTTGGCGGATGCCAGGGCGCCCATCCTCGACATGATTAAGGCGCTGCAGGAAGAGGGCGCCGAACTGCGGCTGACGGGCGAAGAACTGGACCGCTACCGGGCCAGGAAGGAAGCGCTGGCAAAAGGCGCGAGCGGGCGCGAACTGACGCAAATCGAGGACTTGATTCGGGCCAATGCCGCGCTGCGGAAAGCCCGCGAGCAAGAGATTGATTTTGCGAAAGAATACGAGCAAGCGTGGATTCAGGCCACCAGAAATATTCAGAACGCTGTTGCCGACCTGTTCACGGACATTCTGACGGGCCAGACCAAAAGCCTGGAAGGCTTCCTTGGCGCGGCGCAACGGGCGACTGCCCAGATGGCCGGCAACAATGCCGCCCTAGCCTTGCGCGAGGTTTACCAGCAAGTCGTGGTCAGCCGAGGCACTGGTGACGATGACGGCACCGCTGTTGGCGCAGCCCGCCAGGCCGCCAGCACGCCCGGCGCCGGGTCGGCAGTCGGCGCAGCCTATGGCGCAGCCACGTCGGGCGCCACGTCGTTCCAGAACGTGGATTGGGGCAAGGTCGCGTCGAAAATGGCGCCCGTGGTGCTGGGCGCAGCCGCCAATGCCATGATGCCGAATCGGCTGGTGTGGGAGGGTCAGCCAGAGTGGATGCAGAACAGCACCACCATGACCATGACCAACATCAGCAACCAGTTGACCGACATGCTGGGCGACCTGGGCGGCTGGTTCGCGCTGTTCAAGCTGGTCAAGCCCGCAATCGAAGGGCTGAACCGCCTGGCCGTCAGCCTGTACCCGGACCGGAAGCAGTCCACGTTCGGCTGGCTCCTGGGCGGCCCAATCATGGCATCCCTGCTCGGCGATGTCGTCAAGTCGGGTGTCGGGCTCAACTACAGCACCGCACGCGGCGGCCGGCTGCAGGGGCGTTACGAGCAGAATGGTGCGCCAATCCAAGCGCTGGAAACGTCCGCCGGTGCGCTCGGGCAAAGCCTGGACAAAATTTCGCGCAACTTGGGCATCGACATCCCGCAATTCATCGGCGAATTGCGCAACCGTGGCCCGCGGATGGATATCACCGGGTACGAACCGGGCGGGCGTGAGTTCTACAAGTCGGACTTCTTCCGCGTCACGGATATCAATGTCGAAGGGCAACTGAAGCTGTTCATGCTGTCGATTCTGCAGCGGCAAAAAGTCCTGAAGCAATTCGATGACTTCCTGCAGCGCGGCGCCATCTCTGTCGCCAAGTCCCTGGACGAAGTGACCGCCAACATGAAGCGGGTGGGTCAGCTTCGCGCGTTCGAAGGCAAGGTTGGCAGCAACGCGCCCGACCTGGGCCAAATCTGGAAGGGCTACACCCAAGGCCGGGATACTATCGCCGACCTGATGCCCGACAACACGGCGGCCGTCACCGCGACCCGGCAGAAGGAAATCGGCGAGATGTCCGCCGACCTCCGGCGCGAGCGGCGGCAGCGCATCGCGGGCCTAGCCGAACTGCCAGCGGACCAGCGGCGGACCGAGGCGGCGCGGATTCGGGATGAAATCCGGGCGCGGCGCGAGGAAGGCGTGACCGAAATCCGCCAGGCCAATCCTGTAAACCGGAGGCGCCGGGAGGAAGTCGTCCGGCTGAATCAGGCGCTTGGCAGCCGCTTTGCCGATGAAGTCCGTGAATTCCGCGACATCTTCGCTGAGTTCAAGGGCGACGAGGCGTCGGGATTTATCAAGGCCGTGCGGGCCGTCCAGACCCAGATGGACGACTTGCGGGCCTCGGACAGGGAACTTGTGGATTTTGCCAAACGGTCGAAGGGCCTGGTGAAATACGAGGGCCTGAGCGAAGCCGACTTTGCCGAAGCCGAAAAGGCGGCCTTCGAGAAAGTCATCAACGACCTGATGCGCTCCGTGGGTACGTCCGTGATTGACGCCATCCAATCGGTGCAGGATTCCATCGCATCCCTGCTGGGCGAAGTCCGTGGGTCTGCCGTAGCCATCACCGACCTGTCGGCCCAGATTGGCGCAGGCCTGGCGTCGCTGAGCGCGACTTGGGACCCGGAGTCCGCGGTCAAAAAGGCCGGCGAAATCACCGACCTCATCATGGCCCGCTACGCCCTGGAAGAGGCCGCGCTGCGCGACCAAATCAGTGCGGTAAAAGACCTGCAGGGCTACATCAAGGGGCTGACCGGAACGCAGTTGGACCCGCGCACATGGCGAGCTCAGCAAGCCGACTTGCGCACCGAGTTCGAGCAGTCGGCGGCCAGGGTGACGGGCGGCGACCGCAGCGGCGATGCCATCCGCGAGTTCCAGGCCGATGCCGCCAAGTACCTCGAATTCTCCCGCGACGGCCTGAACGCTTCGCAGGAATACATCAATATTTTCAACGACGTAACGTCGCAACTGAACCGGGTGGCGGCGGATGCCGGCACGCCGGAATCTGACCTGGCCGACCTGCAGCGCCGCACGCTTCAAGCGCTGGACGACATCAACCGTGCGCTGGAGGGCGTCAAAGGCGCGGCCATTGAAGGCGCTCAGGCGCAGATTGCGGCATCGGCGGCGGATGCGCGGGCCATTGTCGACGCGACGCGGAAATCCGGTGAGGCGGTGGCGGCAGCCGTGGCGGCCGATTCGCTGGCGGTGGTGCGGAAATGACCGACGCAGAGTACCTGGCCTGGCTGCTGGCGGACAATCCGCGGGTCATTTTGGCTGACCTGGGCTACTACTCCGGCGGCAGCGTCCTGACCGAGCGCGTGGGCACCCACGCTTACACGGGCGTCATCAACAGCCAGACCGTTTCCTATCAGCCCATCATCGCGGGCGTGCCGGACCTGGTGCAAGCTATGGATGCGCCGCTGGCGGTTGGGACGCTGGAGCTGCACAACGAGGGCGGCACCCTGGATTCGTGGCTGGGCCGCGCCTTTGACGGTCGCGCCATTACACTGCGGATTGGCGGGCCGGGCTGGGCCGGGGCTGACTTTCGGACCCTGGCAACCGGCATCATCGACCATGTGCAGGCGACGCATGACCGGCTACAGGTGGTGTTTCGGGACGCCCGCGAGCGCCTGAATGGCCCGCTGACGACGGACACGCTGCCGGGCGGCGCACGCATTCCCATCCTGATTGCAGGCGAAAACATCACGCCCGTGCTGTCGGATTCGGTCACGCGCACCTACCGGGTAACGAAAGGCCCGATGGTCAACGTGTCTGCCGTCCGCGCCAACGGCACGCCGGTATCCTTCACCCAGAACACGGCGGCCGGCACGCTCACCCTGTCCACGTCCGCCACCGGCCTGATAACTTGCGATGCCTACGGCGAATCGTCGGCGCTGGAATCATCAACCGGCGTCATGGCGCTGACGAAGGCGGTGATTACGCTGGGCAAGCTGGGCGGGCTCACCGATTCCGACTTCGACGCCACCAGTTTCGCCGCGCTGAAGGACAAACTGACCCTGGGCGGCACGGCGCCCGATGACCACACGTTCGGGTGGTTCCCTGAACGGGTCAACGCGCTGGACGCCATTGAATCCATCCTGAGCCCGCGCCGCTGCCATTGGGGCTGCACGCGGGACGGCAAGATTCGCGTGTGGCGGCTGGACCTGCCGACCGGCACGCCCGCCCTGACGCTGGGCCTGCACAACATCGTGGAACGGTCGCTGGTGCCGGGCGAATGGGAGCCCGCCGTCTACCATTGGGACATCAAGGCGGTCCCGAACTACAGCGTCCAAGACCCGTCGTCACTGGATGCTGGCCTGGGTATGGGCGACATTGAGCTGTGGGGCCGGGATTATCTCGACCTGGTGCCGATCAACTTTATGGCCGCATCGGTGCGCACGACTTACGCCGGGGCGGTATCCCGCGGCCCGGAAGTCTGGCCTATGTCCGGGCCGACTCTGGAGGGCGAAATTACCCGGCGCCGGGCCATCCACGACGTTCCCCGCCGCCGCTACCGGCTGCGCGTCTTCGCGCCATCCCTGCCGATTTACGTGGGCGACGAAGTGCGCATCACGTATCCGCGCTTCGGCTTCGCTAGCGGCGCCAATGCCATCGTCACCGCGATGAAGGAATCTTTTGCGCAGGGCATCACCGAGCTGGAGGTTTGGAAGTGAGGATAAGCTGGGACAACTACGCCCAAATCGGCGCCACGATTTCCGGTTCACCATCCGCCGCGACCGGCTACGCGTTTGGCAATTTGGCCCGGGCCGAACGGTCCCTGACGTACCGCTCAGCCAGCCCGGCCACTGCCTTCGACGCTTCCACGACGTGGACGGGAAACCTGCCCGTCAGTGCGGTGGCCCTGTTCGGGCTTCCAGCCGGGCTGGGAAATGCGGGGCCGCTGTACGTCAATATTTTTACGTGGAATGGCGCAGCCTGGAATCTGGTCGCCGAATCCACGTTCGCGGCAGACGTGTCGAATAACTCAGCCTTTGCCCGCTTCGGTAATTGGGAAAGCCGCACGCTGCTGTGGCGCCCGGCAGCCGCTGTCACGGCCCAAGGGGTCAAGATAGTGCTGTCGGTAACGTCCGCCATTACCTGGACGGCATCCCGGCTCTGGATTGGCAACACCTGGACGCCGGCCCGCGGCATTGCCTACACGTCCACGTTTGGCATGAACGACACATCGGAGCGGGTCCGGGCGGCCGATGGGTCGTTGCGGACCATTGAAGGCCCGAAGTACCGGACGATGAGCGTCACGTTTCCGGCGCTGAGCGACCAGGAGCATTCTGACCTGGATTACTGGCACCGAGTCGCCGCCCGTGATGCCCTGCTATTGCCGTTTGCGGGTGAGGGCAGTCAGCGGGAGGCTAATGAAACGTGGATAGGGCGGTTGGTGTCGCCAGTGTCACGGACGGCCCGCCCGGTTTGGTTGCCGAGCGGGACCATCAGCGCGACGGCGGCGACGCTGGAGTTCGAGGAGATTTAGGACGCTTCGGCTTTGGCGATGGCGTCGAGGATGCGGTCCGCAATGCCCAATGGCACGTCATATTCACCCCAATAAGCTACTGATTCCTCAAGCTCTTTCAAGACGGCCAGCAGTTCCGGTGCGGCGGCGATTAGGCGGGCGTTAGCATCTAATTCCTCTTCGAGCTTCACGCATTCGTGCGTCACGATGGCAATGAGTTCGCCACCGTCCGTCAGGATTGCGGGATGCCCGTTGGGGTCCGGTTCGCCAACGCCCCAAGGCCCCGGTGTGTGCCCGCTCATCGCGGCGCCTCCCGGCTCACCCGAATCGGCCGCCCGTTCCAGATGATGTGCGTCACTGTGGCCGTGTCGAAATTGCCGCTCACCCGGAACCGCGCAGGCGCGGCCAGTTCGTCGCAGAACCCGATGTCGCCGGCTTCCAGCCTATCGCCCGCCACGACCGTAAACCGGATTTCCGGGCACACAAAATCAGCCGGGCCAGCCGGGTCCACGTCGACGTAAAGGGCGCCGTCTGCCACGGCTGCAGTGGCCCGCCAGGCGTCGCTTTCATCTTGCACGATAGCGGCGGTGGCCAGGGTGGGAATCATCAGGGCTATCAGTGCGTATTTCATGGTGTTACTCCGTGGTTGGTGAACGCAGATTACGCCGGCCCGCCCGCGCATGTAAAGCAATGCTCTAGACCTATCGGCTATAACCATTTCCGCCACCCGGCGAAATTGGTTATAAGCACCTGCCGCCAGGATATGCAATTACGCCACAATTGCGCGGGGACACAAGGGGAAGTGTGGGGACTGGCGGGGAAAAGAAATGCAAGCGCCACACGGCTTCCATCCATAAGCTACTGATTACGCTAGGCTTTTCAGGGGACTTAAAATCCCCCGCCTTCACCGGCGTGCCGGTTCGAGCCCGGCCCGAGGCACCAATGATGGCGCGGCTTCCAGCCCTTCCGCCGACCCATAAGCCAGCGCCTGCCGCTGCAAAATATGCAATCCCGCCACACTCACCGCCAGGCCCGCCGGCTTGGTGCGGATTCGTGCGGGCATAAGAAAGCGGCTCTTCCGAACAAAAAGTTATTAGACAGCTACGCGCAATGCGCGTAACCTATGTCCACGGTTCGGGATTGGCCTGGACCACAAAAGGAGAACGAACATGCTGCGCATCATTGACGACTTGACCGGCTCTTACGACATTTACTACGGCGGTTGGCTGATTAGCCGGGTATACGGCCAATTCAACACCGACGCTGATTTGATCCGCGCCGCTCGCAAAGCGACTGGCATTACCTCCGGCCCGGTTCGCGTTGAATGCAGCGCCTAGGAATGTTAGGAGCTAGTGTTAGGAGCCCCCAGCCACCTACACTAGCTCCCTACACTAGCTCCTAACATTGGTGAAAAAATGTTGAGCCCATACCCAGCCGAAATCCAAGCCGCCCGCAAGGCGGCCGGACTTTCCCAGACCGCCGCGGCCGCCATGGTCCACACCACCTGCCGCACATGGCAGCAGTGGGAGGCGGGTGACAGGAAAATGCACCCGGCATTCTGGGAATTGTTCAGCATCAAGTCCCGGTCTGATGGCAACCATCAGCCGTAAAGGCCCGCACCGCTACCAAGCACAAGTCCGCCGCAAGGGCTACCCGCCGCAGTCCCGGTCATTCCCAACTCGCGAACTGGCTGAGCAGTGGGCGCAGGAGACCGAACTAGCCATGCGCCGCGGGCAGTGGATATGCCGGAAGGAAGGCGAGACCACGAGCGTCCTGGAAGCCCTGGAGCGGTATGGGCGCGAGATATCGGCCGGCAAGAAAGGCGTCGACCGGGAGCGGCGACGCATCCGGCTGTTGTCCCGACAGCCTTTTGCCGCCTTGCCATTGGCCGCGCTGCGCGGCACCGACCTGGCCCGGTGGCGCGATGAGCAGCAGGAGCGGCGGTCATCGGCGACCGTGCGTCTGGACTTGGCGTTGCTGTCGCACATGTACACGATTGCGAGGAAGGAGTGGGGGATGGGGTATTTGGACAACCCCGTCCGGGCCATCCGGTTGCCCAAGCCAAGCCGGGAGCGCGACCGGCGGATGGAGTATGGCGAAGAGGAAAGGTTGCTGGCGGCGGCGGCGGCAATCCATCCCGAGTTGGCGCCCATCATCACGCTTGCCATCGAGACCGGGATGCGCCGCGGCGAAATCTGCGGCGCCATGCGGGCGTGGATCCGCGGCCAGGTGTTGGCACTGCCGGACAGCAAGAACGGCAAGGCCCGCGGCGTGCCGTTATCAAGCCGGGCCATGGCTGCACTGGCGTCCCTGCCGGCGCGACTGGACGGGCGCATCACCGGGATGCTGCCGGACTACATCTCGAAGGGGTTCCTGGCGGCGTGCCGGGCGGCGGGCATTGACGGGATGCGGTTCCATGATACGCGCCATGAGGCCACGTCCCGGTTCTTCGAGCGTGGCCTGAGCGTAATGGAAGTGTCAGCGATTACCGGGCTCAGCCTGGTCATGTTGCGTCGCTACACGAATTTGCGGGCTGAGGACTTGGCGCGGCGGCTTGGGTAGCCTTCTTTTTTGCCCGCTGCCGGGCGGCATTCTCGCGCCACTTGATTTGGGTGGGTGTCGGCGTTGGTGTCGGCTTGCGGCCCATCGGGCGCCGCTCCATGGGCGCCTGGGCTTTCTTTGCCGCGGCCCGTCGCTTCCGATAATCCCGCCACCAGACCGCTTTTGGGTTGGTGGAAAACTCTCGCGGCGGCGGCTTTTCGACGGGCGTCTTGGGCGCCTTGGGCATCTTCGGCGCCTTGGGCTTCGGCTCGGCCTTGGCCCGTGACTTCCGCGGCGCCTTGGGCTTCGTGGGCGCCACCGCGGGCGCGACGGGTTCTGGCTCAGCAACCGCAATGCCCCATTCCGCCGCTTGCTGCCGGCCCATTCGTGAGAGCGTCCACCGCAGGCCCGCCGCCTGCAGGTATCGGCATTCGACCGCCCACGAAACCGCCAGCGCGGCATCTTGGGCCTGGACGCCCGCCGCATCGGCGGCAAGGGCAATCAAATCTCGCTCGGCGACGGCGACCCGTTCGGCGACGGTGGCCAGGATGGCTCGGTTGATGCCGCTCACCGCTGTACCCGCTTCATCAGCTTGGCTCCCGCCGGGTCTTTCGCCGCCAGCCAGGCGTCCACTACATCCGCCCGCCAAGCGACCCGGCGGCCCATACGAAAGTGCGGCGGCAGGGTAGCGTCGCCGCCATCCCGCTCGCGCTCCATGCGGCGGGTGATGGCTTTGGGCGTGGTGCTGAACAGGTTGGCCAGGTCGGCGACGTGAAGAACTGTGGCCGCCATCACCCGTCCCCGGCCCCGTCCCCGGCCCCGGCCCCGTACCCGTACCCGGACCCGTACCCGTACCCGGACCCGTCCCCGTACCCGGCCCCGGCCCCGTCCCCGGCCCCGGCCCCGGCCCCGTACCCGTACCCGTACCCGTACCCGTACCCGGACCCGGCCCCGGCCCCGTACCCGTACCCGTACCCGTACCCGGCCCCGGACCCGTACCCACGGAAGTCGTCGCCGTCAGCGCTCATCTGCCTTAGCTCCACGAATGGAGACCTCTGCGTCCGCCGTGCATTCAATAAGCTCGCACGTCTCTGTCAGGTGCAAGAGCGGCAGCGTTGCCCCAACCTTGCTGGATTCATCCAGGCCCGCGACGGCCACGCCGCTGAGGAATTTTTTCCCGTCCGCCGGCTTCCAGTACCACAATCGCCGGCTGTCCATCAGCGTCGCTTCCCGGCCTTGGTGCGCCACGACCAGCCCCGCGTGAACGCCTGCGTCCTTGCATCGCACGATGCAGTATTTTCCGACCATGACGCCGGGCGTTGTTTCGCTGGTCGGTGCGTCGTTGCTCGTTTCGCCGGCAGCCTCTGTCAACACTTCGGCGACCGCATCACTGATTGCGGCTTCAATAATTGCCCTTATCGCATCTTTCATTTGGGTTCCTGTTCAAAATGGTGGAGCGGGCCGGATTGCCGGCCGGCAGGTCTGTTTAAGACGCAGTTTCGGGGTGAGCTCATCGGTTTTCCTTCCTACACCGGCCCGTGGTCCGGTCCCTGCGGGGCTTGTGGGTTCCTCCCCCCGTTCCCCTGCACTCGCGTGTGCCGCCGCTCCGTTGCGTTCAGTGACTCAATGCGCAACGCTTCGAATCGCGGCGCCCGCGGCATCCAGCGCCTTCAGGGCGACCGACATGGCAGCCAGGCGCTCGGGACTTTCGGACCGGCTGGCGATGACCTGCAAATCTTCAATCGCGCGGCGCAGGGCGGATTCCTTGGCAATCAGCCCGGACATGGCCCGCTGCCATTCGTCGATATTGGTGACGGCCACGGTGGTGGACTGGTAGTAGCCCTGGCGGCCGGGTTCGGTCGTGATGTGGACCATGGCCGGCGCGGCCCGCTTTTCACCATCCGCCGTGGTCACGGTGATTTGCACGGCGCGGATGATTTGCCGGGCCTGCTGTTCGCGATAGCGTTCGGCGGCGATGCCGTCGTCCCATTCGAACGCCGGGTGAAGCGGCGCCTCATCGGGCCTGGCGGCTTCCACCACTTCTTTGGTTTCCAGCTTCCCGCTTTCCGCGCGGATGCGTTCCAGTTCCTCGCCTGCCGTCTGTGCATCGACTGCAAATCGTGCGCCTGATTTGAAAGAGTACTTGTTCATGTCGTTTCTCACTTGATGATGGTTGATTAAACGTCCTCGCCTGCCTTGCCGAGCCCAGCCTTGACACGCCAGGCCACGCATCGCCCAGACTCGCCTTGCCTGCCTCGCCGCGCCACGCCAAGCCTTGCCTGCCGCGTCCTGCCATGCCATGCCATGTCCCGCCGAGCCCTGCCATGCCACGCCTGCCATGCCTTGCCCTGCCATGCCACGCCCAGCCAAGCCGAGCCGCGCCCCGCCTGCCATGCCATGTCCCGCCGAGCCCAGCCCAGCCCCGCCTGCCTTGCCTTGCCGAGCCTTGCCCAGCCTAGCCCCGCCATGCCGCGCCTTGCCTGCCGTGCCATGTCCCGCCGAGCCTCGCCCAGCCTCGTCACTCGACGATTACGCGGACCGCTTCACGCGGAACCGGCCGAATTCACCACCCTTCTCAGGGCGCCATTCACCGATGCCGACACCGAAGCCGGCGCGGTCAATCAGGTTCGCGATGTCCTGGAGCTGCAGGAGGTCTTCGTCGTACTCAATCACGATGTCCACTTCCCACCAGTCGAACTGCGGGCGATACCGGAGGTCGGTTCCGCCCTGGCCCACCCGCACGTAGTCCTCGCGGGACAACGGCTCACTGTGCCGCATGGGCAGGATGCCGGAGGAGTCGGGCGCGACGATGAACAGCCCCTTGCGCACCAGCGTCTTCTCAACGCCGATGTCTTTGTGCGCGGCGCCAATCAGCGACGCTTTGATGGCCAGCAACGGCACGCCGGGCTGCCCATCGGGCGTGGTGTAAGTCGCATCCAAGACTTCCTGCTCCGGCACCCGGACCTCGCGGGTTTTCGTCTTTTTCCCGCCGTGCTTCTCGCGCATCTCGCGCAACGCCTTTTCCGCCCACTTGTGCTGAATCAGCGGCGACATGCCTTCAATCGTGATGGCCGCCTGCTTGATGTTCATCGGCTTGAGGGAAAGAGCGGTTTCTTTTGCTACTGCGTTCATGTTGGTTCCTATCGAGTGATGTTGAATGGATGCCCGTTGCGATGGGCTTCGGGCTCATTTATCGCTGAGCCATCGCGAATCTTTGGCTTCCTCGCCTGCCGTGCCTTGCCAAGCCGTGCCGCGCCAGGCCATGCCCAGCCACGCCAAGCCCCGGCTTGCCTGCCCTGCCAAGCCCAGCCATGCCATGCCGAGCCCTGCCGCTCCCAGCCACGCCGCGCATCGCCACGCCGAGACTGCCTCGCTACTTAATCGCCAACCGCGTACCCACCACCAGTCGGGCGCCGGGCACTTCCCGGCCCGCCGACAGGGCTTCCTTGATGGCGCCCTTGTCCGGCGCAGGCGGCGGCGGTTCGGGCTGCCACATGAATTCGGCCGGCAGCGCTGCCGGATCGTCCACGACGACGGCCGGCGGGTTCTTCGTGGGCTTGATGACGAACCAGGGCGACCGGATTTCCTTCAGGCCCATTTCGCCCATCTGGTCCAACAAATATCCACGCAGCCAGTCGGCGTTTGCTTTCAGCCGGTGGCGCCGCTTTGCCATCTGGTGCATGGCGGCTTCGATGGCGTCGGCTTCGGCTTCCATGCCGCGCAGGAACGCGGCGACGTTGACGGCCTTCTGTTCAAATTCGCCTTCCAGCGCTTCCAGGGTGTCGGAAACCGTTTCGGCATCGAAGTCCGATTCCGGGTCGGTGAAAGCGCCGAGGGCGTGCAGGTAAGTGCCTGATATTTCGTACAGTTTCATTTTTCTTCCTTGGGTTTGCGTTTGGCTTCCAGTGCGTCTACTGCCTGCTCAAAGTGAGACGCAGGCAAATCTGCCAGTCTGGCTACGCGGCAGAATCGGAGAAAATTTGGGCCGTCGGCGCCGACTTCGGCCATGAGCTTCAGTAGCCGGTCAATCTGCTCCTGCGAAATCTTTTCGGGCGGCGCGGGCGTCTCTTGCTTGGCGGCTTTTGTGGTCGGCTGTTGCTCGTGATGGCCGCCATCCGATTCCCATCCGTCGTACAGGTCGCCGCCCTTGTGCCAGAGGTCGAGGGCGCAGCCGAAACGCATCGCGGCATTGCGCAGGGCGTCACCAATGCGCTCCTTTGTTGCGTTTGGGCCGGTTTTTTCCTG